TACAGTGATGTTTGCACCATCAGCCGGTAAGGAATCTACGTTTCTAAAAGCACCCGCAGATACGATTGTTGGGCTAATAGGAATAGTAGCATTACCACTACCATCAGAGTCAACGTCAGCCGTTACAACAAATTGCTGTAATTGACCAGTGCTTTGATAGCTTTGCGGATTAAGAGCATATACTCCTTCAACAGTAATAATGTCACCTTCTTTTAACAGGTCAGTAATACTATTTGACCAACCATCCGTTACTAACGTAGTAGCACCAGATGAAGTAGCGCCATTCATTTCTCCGGCACCACCCAAGTTACCAACCGTATGAACGGCAGTGTTTTGATCCATAAACCAGTTAAAGCCCAATGCTAATCCCATGCTACCTGTTTCATATTGCTCTTTTAATTGAGCAGATGATTGGAACAAGTTTGAGAACGCAGCAACAGCACTAGCTTGCATTTGCGGGTTAATAACCAAACTACGCATCGGAGCCATAGGAGCAGCAGCATTGTTCAGCTTAACACCAGCATCAAGGTAAATACCCATAGCGGCAGTAGTAGCAGGAACAGTACCCGGCGTACCAACAGCTTGATATACATCTTTGTAGAGTTGCATACCGTCTTGGTCTATTTGGTTGGCAATACGAGCTACAGCAGGTTCGATAATACGAGCACTATAGTCGTCAAAATCAAGAGTTTTGTTAACGCTTGACATTTCCAAGTCAACACCGAATTGGTTGCTTAAAACCAACGGGGTATATGTTTCTGTGTAGTTTTCAGGCGATAAAGTAGCACCAGAACGACCAGAAAACCGTGCAGGTTTGCGTATGTTTAAAGTGTTACCAATTTTAGCGCCAGTTTTAGCAAATTGATCGTCATAATCACGATTAACGTTTTTTGCGAAAGTAAGCGAGTTTTCAAGTACAGATAACGCTCTGCGCGTAATCATACTAATTGTTACAAATGTATTTGTGGCCATGTCAGTTTTCTCCTAAACCAAAGTTTTTAACGTCTACCATAAGTTTTTTTAAACCAAACTCCAAATTCTTCAGGGGACATTTTGTTAGGGTCTTTACCACCACTAGCATTTGATGTACCACCTGTTGTGTTTACAGGAGTTGGCGCTTTACTAATTCTTTTCCGTTGTTCAGGCGTTTCTTCAGACTTTGATAATTTAGCTTCAATGAGAGCCATTTTTCTTGCTGACTGTATCGGGTTCATAGCGGCAATTTCAGCAGCTTCTTCAGGATTCTTGCATAGGTAATAAGCTATCTCAGCACCTACATCGGAATCTAGCATTACTGCTTGCATAGCCCCATTAACCGTTAGGTCAGGGTCAAATACCTCATCAAAATCATCATGCGTTTTAGCTACTGCCTTAAGTTTTTCTTCAAACTTCTTACCGGCATCTGCTAATTCCGCATTTATACGCTGTTGGGCTTCTTGCCGCTTTTCCTCTTCCCTAATCTGCCTAGCCTCAAATCTGACTAAAGCGCGATTGTATTCAGCGTAAGTATCAAACTCTTCAGGGTTTGGTGCCCCGTCATCAGTGGGTGCCTTTTGCGCTTCTGGCGGTTTGTTTGCTAATAACTGCGCTTTTTCAGCACGTTCAGCTTCTAACTGCCTTTCTAACTCACTAGCCTTTTTGGTTAGCTTGTCAATACGCTTTTGGAATCCACCGCCTTTTGACTTTTTAGGCCGTTCTTCCTGTTCAACATCTTCTTCCTCAGGAGCCGAATCTTCGGTATTCGTTTCGCCTTCGTCAACAGTTTCAGGCGCGGCTTCGGTTTCCTCAGTTTCTACAGGTTCTGCTTCGGTTTGTTCTCTCTCTAATTCAGTGACTAGAGATTGTTCAATCTGTTGCAACCGTGTAATTGGTTGAGTTACCACTACATCTATTTCATCTGACATGGATTGCTCCAAGAATTTGCTCGGTTTACCTAGCCGATAAGGTTAGTGATTACTCACTAACTAACATTTTAGATCATTGTTTCGTATTTTGCAACACATTGTTTTTAGGCTGTGATGCTGTATGAGCCTTGATAAGAGTTTCAGCCTCTTTAATCTCCAACTCAGAGTTTTTAATCTCTAGCTCAGCCTCTTTTATCTGCAATTCGCGCATTTTTAACGCAATATCAGCCTCTAACTCTTTGTTTTTAAGCATCATCTCTTCATGCTTGTCTTGCGATTGCATTTTCAACTGTTCGTTTTCTTGGGCTAATTGCTGTGCTTGTTGCTCTATTTGCTCGGCATGGGCGTTAAGTGCTTGTAAGTGTTGCTCCATTTCTTGCATTTTAGCCATAGCTTGAGGCGGTATATCTTCTTCTTCATCGTCACCTAATAATTGTGGTGGTACTGCACGTTTTAGCCTGTCTGCAATTTGTCTAGCACCCGGCCAGTCCATATTCCTAACCATTAAATCAGCCGCAACAGACATAACTTCAGGCGCGCTATTCATTAAGCTCATCATTGACTCAACTGACTCTTGACGTTGTGTTGTGTAAGATGGTCCGACATTAACCACTACGTCATACTTACCTACAGACGGGTCAAATATGCGCTCGATACCTTTATATTTGGTTGGTGTATTTAGACCTACTTGATCCTCTGTACCATCTTCACCGATTATTCTCACAACTCTTGCTGTATCATAAATAGACGGAATCATCCCAAGTATAACCTTACCCATATAACGCATAGACCTGAATTAGCTTGCCGTATTTGCAGTTAATAATATAATATGGGGAGGGTAATTCCTCCCCTTTTTTTAGGAGAATTAAAATGGTTAATACAGTTACAGAAACAGTTGAATATCCTTTTGTTTTAGAGGAACTTGAAAACACTGGTGGTATTACTATCACATCAGGCTCAGGCGCGCCAAGCGCATCTGCCGAGAAAGGTAGTTTGTATATCCGCACAGATGGCTCTAGCTCAAGCACTCGTTTGTACATTAACAGCACAGGTTCTACGACTTGGGTTGCTGTTACTACAGCATCTTAATTGGAGATAAATCATGGCTAGTGTTCCTTATACTACTACAACTGAGGTTACTTATCCGTTTGTTGAAACGGAGTTAGAAAGCGTTGGAGTTTCGGCTGCTGACTTTGCGGCAATACAGAATTTACCGGCTACGCAAACAGGTACAGGCGCTATGGTGTTAGCTACGTCGCCTACGCTTGTTACACCAACTATAGGTGTTGCTACTGCTACGTCTGTGAACAAAGTAACGATTACTGCCCCTGCTACGTCTGCTACTTTAACGGTTGCTAATGGTAAAACTGCTACGGTAAGTAATACTCTTACTTTTACCGGAACTGATGGAAGCTCTGTTGCTTGCGGTACTGGTGGTACTGTTGCTTATACAGCAAATAAATTAGACGCATTTGCGGCTACAACGTCTGCTGAGCTTGCTGGTGTTATTAGTGATGAAACGGGTACAGGAGCTTTGGTATTTGCTAATACTCCTACTTTAGTTACACCTGCGATTGGTGCTGCTACAGGTACTTCTGCGGTATTAACATCATCTGTAACAGCGTTAAGCGCAACTCCTGCTACTGCTGGTGGATTTGCTACTGCTGGTGTTGTTCTTGGTAATGCAGGGCTTGGTATTTTCTTTGGCTCAGGTGCACCATCAATTACAGCAGCAAAAGGTAGTTTGTATATGCGTACTGATGGTTCAACTACTAATGACCGCGTATATGTTAATACTGACGCGGGTACTACTTGGACTGCTATTACTACTGCTGCTTAATAGGTGATTAAATGACTGAAGGACCGTTAACAACTACAGAAGATTTAGAATATCCGTTTATAGAAACTGAAGCTGAGTCTATTGATACTTATTTAGTTAGAGGTATAGCAATCGAATCAGGCTCATCTGTAAATGGTGGAGTGTTCAACTCAGGCACTATAGCTCCTGAGTTTGGTGCCGGTTGGTCTATCTATGAGCAATACTCAGTATCTGATGGAAATTTATATTTCAACACTGCAAAATGTGCTAAAGACAAGGATGGTTTTTATACAGGCCTTGTTTACGACCATATGAATACAAGCAACGAAGCGCCTTATGCTGATGAAAATATCGGCATTAGTTTTGGCGGTGTTGGAGTTTTGCAAGCGCAGGATTATAAATTTTTTGTTGGCGGCAGATGTTTAGCCCCCGAGCCTGTTTTAACAGCGATTGGAGTTACTGGTATCTGCGAGATGTTTTGCGACGAATTTGATGGTGTTGATAATGCGGTGGTCGGTGCTAATTTATCGCTTATTGTTACTGAAGCAGTCGATCAAAATATCAGGACTTGGGTAGGCGCAACTGTCACTCCGGTTATTTTTCAGCCGGGCACATCTTCATTGCTCACAAACCAACCGACTTATTTAGAGTACGTTTGGTTAATACAAGAAGGTACAGACCCGATTGAGATATTTGCGTGGGGGAATACTGCCGTTGTGCCTGACAGAGTTGGCGCACAAATAATGGCGGCGATCCGTTATCACAACGACTACGGGTATAGCGTTGAAACCACAATGCAATTAGACCAGATCGACACTAACCAGTTATGGTACGGATTTTGTACAGCTAAGGGCAATCCGTACACAATTGTAGAAGCGCCTTGATGATAGCTTTAGGAGCGGTGCTTATTTTATTAATTTGGATTTTTGTTAGTTACAGAGCTAACAAAACTAAGAAGAAGTCAATTTATCCGATTTTTTAATGAACAAATATAGTGGGTCTATACAAAGACATTGGGAAGGAAAAGCGAGTGCTTACGGGCAGAGCAAAGGCACGTACAACTTTAACGAATACGGTTATCGGGAAACTAACCACGATTTAAGTAAACCGATAACTTATATTTGTGGTTGCAGTCACACGCTTGGGATTGGGTTAGATTATGAAGATACATGGGCGTTTAAGTTAGGAAAGAATCACCTTAACTTTAGCGAGGGCGGCGCAGGAAACGCCTACATAGCCCGCACACTTATCGCTCAGTGTGAATTGCATAAACCAGAGTTAGTGATTGCACATTTTAGTTATTTTGAGCGCGTCGATTACTGGTTTGAGAATGAGATTTTTTGTCACGCGCCGGTTGGTAAATGGGTATTAGATATAGACAATCTTGGTGACAAATACGCAGACAAGGTTGAAGAAGTTAAAAGTTGGGCGGCAAGTTATTACAAGCACTATACGCAGATTGAAGGGAAAGCAAATACGCTAACACAAATGCTATTACTTCAGTTTTACTGTAAAACAAAAAACATACCGTTAATTATGATGTGTGTTGAAAAACTTGATAACTTGAACACTGAATTAAAGTTGATAGCCGATATGATTGATTTATGCCCGCTATCAATAATTCAGTTTCAATGCGATAAGGCATCTGATGGTGTTCATGGCGGATTAAAAACTAATGAGTCTTTTGCTAATGCGTTAAGAGAGAAATTAAATGGCTACAGGAAGAGATTTAATAAAAGGTGCTTTTAGGCTTTTAGGTGTTTACGAAGCAGGAGAGAATCCATCTGCCGATGAAATTAACGATGCTCTTGCATCATTAAATGAGTTAAAAGACTCTCTCAACCTGCAAGATTTAATTTCCTATCAGACTCTTAGTCAGACATATCCGTTTATTGGTAATCAGGCTACTTATACTTTTGGTACTGGCGGTGATTTCGCTATAGCTACCCCACCGGTTGAAATTGTTAATGTAACTATCCGAGATATTGATAACGAGATTGACCTTCCTTGCGTGATTATTACTGATAAAGATTATTCGGCTATTGTTTTAAAAGATACCGCAAGCCCAATACCTTTTTATGTTTTAATCGAGCAACAAGCTAATAATTCTAAAGACCTTACTTTTTGGCCTGTGCCTTCATCTGCTAGTTACGGTGCGACTATTTATTATCAGTCATATATCAGCACTTTCGCTTTAGATACGGCGATAACCTTGCCTCCCGGCTATTTAAGAATGCTTCGTTATAATTTAGCGATTGACTTAGCGCCTGAATATGGTGTGTCTATATCGGCAGAAGTAGCTAAAATTGCTAAAGATTCATTAGCAGACGTTAAGCGTCAAAACACAGTATTCCAAACCATTGGTGTTGATGGGGCTATTCCTTCCGGCAGACCTCCTTATACATATACCTACGCTGACCTGTTAGTAGGTAATTAAAATGAAGTTTGAGGGCTTTGTCGGTTCTTCGTACAAGCTAAGAGCTACGGTTGCCTCTGCACAACGTACTGTCAATTTATATCCTGAAAAAATAGAAGCTGTTGGTGAAAACGAGGAATACTATCTTGTTGGTACTGACGGATATGAGTTGTTTAATGACACCGCTATTCAAGCCTACCCAAGAGGCTCATACAATGCAAATGGTAGATGGTTTATTGCGACATATTCAAGGCTATATGAGGTTTTCAGTGATGCGACATTTGTTATTAGGGGCAACATATCGCTTGGTACAAATACTGTTGGTATGGCTGATAACGGCTTTCAATTATGTGTAGCTTGCGGAGATCATGGTTATATTTTAGACCTTGCGACAAATACATTTACTGAGATTACTGCCGATGGTTGGAGAGGCTCAGTTTGCGTTACATTCCTTAATGGGCGTTTCTACTTTGTAGATACAAATACGGGGATTTATTTTTGGTCTGCTTTGTATGATGGGTTAGATATTGATGCTTTAAACTTCGCAACAGATGAAACAAGCCCTGATAATTTACTGTTAATGTTTGAGTGCTATCAAGACATTTATGCTTTTGGTACTAATAGCGTTACCGTTTACTATCCAAATGATGATGCTAACCAACCAATATCAATCACTCAAGGCTCAACAATGGAAGTTGGGCTTGCCGCTATCAACTCGGTAGCTAAGGCAGGAAATACAATTTTCTTTGTAAGCGACGATGTAAGAGGCGGTGCTGTTGTTTACGCTATTACAGGCTATCAGTTGCAGAAAATATCAAATTCGGCTGTTGAACAAAGTATGCAGTCATTTAACAGTGTGTCTGATGCTACAGCGTATTCTTATCAAAAAGACGGACATACGTTTTATGTGGTTAATTTCTCGTCAGGGAATACTACTTGGGCTTATGACTTATCAACGGGATTATGGTGCGAGAGAGCTTATTTGAATGAAGATGGGCAGTTAGAAAGAGAGAAGTCTAACTATCACACTTATATTTTTGGAAACCATTATTTAATAGACGCTGAAGAAGGCAATATATATCGCATGGATAGCGACATTTATACTCATAATGGTAGGGTTATTAAGCGCAAGAGAGTATGCCCGCACGTTAAAAATGAGCAAAAACGCATACGCTATTATTCTATTCAGATAGATATGGAAGTTGGTGTTGGTAATTCAGACGACCCAGACCCATTAGCTACAATTCGATTCTCAAAAGATGGCGGGATGACATACGGGCCGGAGCATGAGTTGAACATAGGTGCTGTTGGGCAATATCGCAAGCGAGTTAAGTTTAATCGCATCGGTCAGGCGCGTGACTTGGTTGTAGATTATGAGGTAACAGGCAAAACTAAATGTAACCTACTTGCCGCTTATATTGAAGCAGACGGTAGCGGCACATGACAACTATTGCTACCCAACCAATGCCCATTAGAGGGATTATTGCAGACGAAAAAGGTATTGTAACTAAACCATGGATTGAGTATTTCAGAAGTATACAAGTTATTGCTACGGCTGGTATTTATGTTAGCACCGTTGCTATTGATACAGCTAATGGGTTTAGTGGTAGTAGTGATGGGTTAGTACCTTTACAGACTCTTACCTTAAACACAACGGTTAATGGTTTGGCTTATGGTAATGGGACTGCTTTAGGCGCGACTAGTATTGTATTGCCCATTTATTACAATAACGGCACTATTTCAACTTCTATGGACACGGGGAGGATCATAGGGCGTAGTAGTGATTCTACTGGAGTAATGGAGGAAATAGATGTAGGAAATCATTTAGCGTTATCAAGTGGCACTTTATCGGGGGATGGCATAGCAGATAGCGTTATTGTCAGTACGATTGGTTCAGACACAACTTCTCATGTTGCTTTATTTACTGATGCAACGGGGACTTTAGGATGTAAAACTGATGATGGGATTACTTATGACGCTGTTAGTGGTCATATTACATCTAAGGTTATTTTAAATGCAGGTGGCACCGCTTCAGGGAGTGCTTCTTTATACAATACTTCAGGTAGTCTTTTATCTACGGCGGCAGTTGGCGCTTCTGAGTTTGACGGCGTCTCATATTACGACACTATTACAACAAGGGCGGGTAGGAATGTTAGGCAGGTTTATAATGAGTTTGTAGTACCTAGCAATAAAACGGGGATTACAACCTCATCTAATTTTTTTGGTACATCGGGGTCTTGTGATATACCTTTAATTTCGAGCCAGTATCATATTATCGAGATGGAGTTATTTTTCAGGCAAAACACTAATAACGCTATTGTAACTTTTGTTTTTACGCCAAGTGCTACGCCTGTTGATTGGGGTGTTACATGGGATGAATGTCCTGCGACGGGTGTCCAACAGGGAGCTGGAGCAGTTACTCCTGCTAACGATAAAATAGGGTTTGATTGGTATAGGGGGGCGGCTTCGGTATTAACAGTAACAACACCTACGCTAACTGCTGATACTAACCATACGGTTTTCGTGAGAATGTATTTATTAACTGATGCAACGGCAAGTCAAAACCTTGTTACAACAGTATCAACGGCGGCGGGCACATTAACTGCTTACAAAAGCAGTAGATGGTCTTGCAGGATTGTTCCGCCAAATACAGGAAACTATGTGTAGTTTATGTTAGTGGTTACTAACTTTTTTGTTATAATTAGGTGAATTGGAGGTTGATATGGGTTTATCATTGGGTAGTATAGGAAAGAGCGTAGGCGGTATTCTCGGCATGGGCGGAGGCGGCGCGGCTGGTGATGCGGCAAAAGCTATGGCTAAGTATAGCAAACAAGCAGGTAAATTGTATAATCCTGCCTACGAGCAAATTAAGGCTATGTATGCGCCTTATATGCAGACAGGTACGCAAGCAAATACAATGCTTCAATCAGGCACATCTAGCTATGACTCGCCTTTGTTGCGTAAGTTTGGGGCATCTGACTTTCAAGCAGACCCCGGCTATCAATGGAGATTACAGCAAGGTTTGAGTGTTTTAGAAAACTCGGCGGCTAATAGAGGTAATTTATTCTCAGGTAAAGCAGGTAAAGCATTAAACGAGTACGGTCAAGAGTTTGCTTCTAACGAGTATCAAAACGTTTACAATAGATACAACCAAGATCAAGCTAACCAGTTTAACAGGCTTTATCAATTAGGCGCTATGGGATTAAATGCTACAGGTTCTACTGACGACGCTAAAAGATGGTCTACGATTGGTCAGGCAGGAGCATTACAAGACGTTGGTAAAGCGAAGGCATCAGGTTATTTAGGCAAACAAGCACAAAAGCAATCGGGTTTTGAGAATCTGTTAAGTTTAGGAAGTATGATTGGTGGGATGATGAAGCCAGCATGAATTCCGTCAGGATCTCAGTTTGATTTTGGAGGTTTAAGTGGTGATAGTTTTAACGTAGCTGGTAATTCAAACATGTATGATTTCAACCCATCTAATTACAATCAATTAGACCCAACTAAATACTATTAGGTATTAAAATGAGCATATACGACGCAATAGCACAAGGCGGTAAAGTAGCTAACATTCCCCAAGCATTAGCATCTGGTATTAAACTAGCGGATATGTTTCGCCAGAATAGAATCGGTAATGCTACTGAGGATGATGTTATTGAGGCGGCTAGATTAGAAAATGAAATGAATCGCATGAAAATGGAGGATGGGGGGGTACCGTTCCAAACTGGGACAAGTGCGGCAATCTTTAGAAGTAGAAAAGACCCTAACGTCATTAGAACTGGTCAGTTTTCTACAGGCGGAAGAGTAGTTATTGATGGTCAAGAAGTTAGTCAAGAAGATTGGGAGCCTGTTGATACAATTAGAGGTGCCGCCGCTCAGAGTTATTATGAACCTAATTTAAATCTTAAATCCAACGTAGAAAACGAGCAAGAAAGATTCAAAGCTAGATTAGGTCAGGTTTCATCTATTGTTGAGGATTTCAGTAAGAGATTTATGGCTCAAAACAAAAGACCGCCCTCCCAACAAGAGATAATTAAATATATACCTGAAGCTGAGGTGCTCACTTATTACGGTGGGAATATGGAAGCTCCCGCAGAAAAAATAACTATAGGTTACGCGCAAGATGGCTCGCCAATAAATGTTGATGCTTCTATGAATCAAGAAGATATACAAGCTATTAAAAATGATTTGCCTGTAAACGAAGGTCCATTAAGAAGCGACCTTGAAGAAAAAGCTGAGGAAGTTAAAACACAAGAAAGAACCAAAAATGTTGAGGATTTAAACGCTAAAAACTATACAGAAATACAAAAAGCAGAGCAAGACGCTATCTCAATGGTTGGGTTATTGGATAATTTTAATCTACTTTATAAAGACGCGATAAAAGGTTCTGGTGCTGACTTTTGGGCTTCTGCTGCTGGTTTAGCAAAAGCTGCTGGAATTGATGCAAATATCGAAGGCTTAAATAATAAACAGGCGGCTGATGCTATTGCCGCACAATTAACAATGAAGATAAAGTCTTTAGCTGCTGGAACGTCTTTTAATAATAATTTTTCTAATACTGACCTTTCTTTTTTGAAAGATATGACACCTCAAACATATATGAATGAGCAGGGTGTTGAAAAACTGTCACAAATAATGAGGAAAGCCGCTCAAAGAAACCAAGAAATAGGTGTTTTAGCGTCTGAATACGCCGCGAAAAATAACGGTATGATAGATGAAGGGTTTAACAAAATAAGGAGAGAGTACGTTAACAAAAATCCTATATTCTCAAGCAATCAGAAAACAGTATCTATTGATACAATAAGAGCTTTTGCTTATAAAAACAAAATGTCTGAAGATGAAGCTATCAAAAAGGCAAAAGATGATGGATGGGAAATCAAGTAATGGAAAACTTTTCTGATTCATTATCATCTTTTATAAAAGAAAATGAAAAACAAGATAATAGTTTTTCAAATAACCTTGAGTCTTTTATAAGCGAGCAAAAACCACAACAAACAATGATGGATAAAACAATCCAGTCAATGCAGGAAACTGTGCCTATCGCCCCTAGTTTAGGTGAAACTGTTGGTGTTGTAGGTTCAAATATAATTGCTCCTATAGCTGGTGGTTTGGCTGGTTTAGCTGGTGGAGAACAAGACGTATTTAATCCTAACGTTAGAGGTGCGGGCGGTAAAGCAGAACAATATCAGCAAGCCGTTGAAAGAGAATTAACGCCTACAGTAAAACCAAAAAGCGCAATAGCTCAAATGGTAATGAGCATATTAAACAAGTCTGGAGAGTTAGCAGTTAAAGGAGCTAGAGAGATTGCTGCTACTCCTGCTGATATTTTGGGCGCAAATAATATTGGTCGCGGGAATTGGTACGGTGATGAATCATTAGCATTAACAGGCGAACAACAAAAACAAATAGCAGATAAAATCAGGGAAGAAGGTATTGCCAAAACAGTTTTAGAGCCTTTTATGAATACTGCTGAAGAAAGTGGCTCTGACTTAGGCGCGGCTGCTGCCGCTACTGCTGAAGGATTATTTACTGCTGTTCCTATGACGGTTGGGGCTAAAGCAAAAGGTAATGTTTTACCTTCTACTGCGTCTGCCGCTAAAAGTGAGTTAATAAAAGCATGGGGCATATCAGAAGCAGAAATACCTGCGGTAACTAAAGCATTAGAGCAGTATTCAGCAAGCACTAAAGGCTATCAAGGAATGACACCAGAGGCATTAGCTCAAAAGGCATTGTCTGAAGGAAAAGATAGTCAACTAGCAAAATCGTTACAATCTTACATAAAAGAGAAGGTTAGTGCCGAACCTGATTTTGCAAGACAAGTAGCAGAAACAGAATCAGTAAATAGAGATGTTTTAGGAAAGTCATTAACTGCCGAATCTAAACCGTTATCAAGAATACAATTAATGGAGCTTGAAGCAAAAGCCATACAAAACAAAATGTATGACATACCTGAAGGTTTGCCTAGAGTTGATATATCTGCTGAAGCTAGTTCTTTGAATAAACTAGCTAATGATATTTCTTTAAGTGAGCCAGAACAAGCTCTTGTCCAAAAAGCAGTTAGCGAGCTATATGATAAGAAAGGTAATTTAAAAACAGACCCACGCGCTGTTAAAACTGTAATCACGACGATTAGTAAACACGTTTTAGATAATAAAGAGTATGGTCCTGGTTTATCTAAAACAGGCATTAAAGATATTCGTACAGCACTTGAAGATAAGATTGGTCAGGTATATCAACCTTTTGCAGATGCGCGCACTATTAATTATCAACTAGAGTCTGCTATCACTAGAGAGAAAGCTGTTAATGAAATAATTGATAAGTCTTTCCCTAAATACGCCAAAACAGGAGAAAGTATACTCACTTCAGAATTTAAGCCTGATAAAGTTTTTGATATTGTTAATTCAAAAGTACCTGACTCGCAAAAATTAAAGAAGTTATTGGGTGATAACGCTAAATACTTTGATAGCTTATATGGGGGTAACAGACCATTATTTACAAAATCTGAATATGATGCTTTTGTTAACGCAGCCAAAGACTCTGCTATTAAGAAAGCTACAGAATCAAAAATTAAAACAAGCAATATGGGTGCCACTGTAACACCAGACAGTATTGGTAGTAGAGCGGTTGGAACTGCCGCCGCTTCAGTGCCGGGAGCTGGTCTTGGTGATGTTTATAGAGCTAGAATTGCTTTTGATTTAATTAAACCGGCATTAAAAAAGATACCGGGTTATGGTAAAAGATTATCAGAAATCGATAAACTTATTAACGATGCTTTAATAACACCAGAGCAAGCAATTCAGTTATTAAATGCTCCAAACAGGGGTTATATAGAAGCAATTAACCAAATTATGAGCAAACCAGCTAAAGCGGGGGCACTAGGATTGCCTTCACAAGTTAACCAAGAGGAAGAAAAATAATGGCTACACTATGCCCAATGTTAAAATTCAGAGAGTTTGATGCTAATGGATTACCGTTAGTTGGCGGTAAGGTTTATTTCTACGCTTCAGGTACTACAGACTACCAAGATGTTTATTCTGACCCTACAGGTACTACACCTTTAGAAAATCCTGTTATTTTAGATTCAAGTGGTCAGCGCACTGTTTATCTTAATGGTATTTATGACGGTAAAGTAACTGATTCTGATGATAATTTAATGTATACGTTTGAGTATGCTTTAGGTGGTATCAATTCCAACGGAAACGCTTCTTCTATACTGATACCGTCTTTTGCATCTGTTGGTACTGGTCAGCAAAGTGTTGGTACATTATCTTCGTATACATGGAGCGGTGGAAGTATTAGTCCAACGGCAACACAATTTAAAATAGGTCTTACACGCGCATCAATTATATCTACTGCTATTGATTACAATACTTATTTTGATGATACTCCTTTAGCAGTGCCTGGTACTCTGTCAGACCCAACGAACGGAAATTTATTTAACTTTGCACCCAATACTGTCGTGACTTTATTTAACGGTGCGGAGGTTAATTCAGACAATACGTTATTCGGTGCTGATATGGTGCGGATGCACGGAAGTAATGAGGTGCCTGTTGATTATGTTGGAGTACAAACTTATGTAGACCCCCATCAATTTGACGTTATATCAAATAGGTCGCCCTTCACATTTCAAATTTGGGTAACCTTCAATACTTTACCTGCTGTATTTCCGGACGATGTTAGGTTTTTCTTGGATGGTAAAAATATGGGGTTGTCAATTTGTAACTTGGACATTTATTCAAACGACCCTACGGTAATAGGATTATCTATTGGGGATGGTGCAGGTGGTTTTAGTACGATAGAAGCAACGGCTAATTTTGTAGAAGATGTTGCTACGTTTATTGAAGTGTGCGGCGATGGAAGCGAGATTTACTTCTTCCAAGACGGGGATTTGTTAGTAGGTAGTGGTGCGTTTGATTACGCGGGTGTATATAACACAGATTCATTTATTAACATTTGCTCACGTTTGAGAGATGCCGACTTCCCGCAAGTTATCAGCAGTGTATTAGACGGGTCGTGGGCTTATGCTACATTCATTAAAGGGGTTTGTTTACATACTGCATCATATACACCCCCTGCAGCGCCTAGCGTTCAAAACGGGAATGGTGGCTCATTAGCTCTTAGAGTTATTACTAATGGTGGTGAATTAACAAGCACTATTTACTCAGGCTACGGCACTAATCTAGCTTACAACGATTGGAATCAGGTTTTCTCTTCCGCATTAACAGGTAATACCTATATCGGATTTTGTGACTTTTTAGAAAGCGACGCAGACCTTTACACGGGCAATATCACCATAACCAAAGGCATTGACGGTGGTGCAGGTGTTTATACTTGGAATGTAGAGGCTGATGGACATATTGAAAACCCAGAGCTTGACGGTGTAAGACAAGTTTCCGCTACAGGTTATTTTCAAACAGATGAGATACCTGTCGGTTTTAAAATATACACAGATAACGCATCAGATGTAGAGTTTAACGGAGGAATTGCATCTCTTAGCCAGTTTGCAACTACTTACGGCATTACTGGAATTAGTGGTGGTCCATTTAGCAATCACTACACATCTACAGGCACTAACACATACACATTAACAAAAATGGATGATGCTCCAAGACCTACCGAGTATTTCAATGGTTTAGAGTTTAATTTCACTCCTGCAAACACTAACGACTCAACTGACGTTAATGTGATTATCCTTGATGATGATGATGTATCTTTGGGCACGATGGATATTTTAATGCCTGACGGCAACCCACCGCCTATTGGGTTTTGCGCTAATGACGTTTGTTTATTCTGCCATTACGACTCTGTATTGGTAGCAGGTGTTATTGATAGCCCATCTGTATTAAATGCGTTAATGATACCTGACGATATTATCGCTACAGATATGATAGCCGACGATGCGGTTACTAACGCTAAAATAGCTGATGATGCTGTAGACACGGCTCAGATAGCTGATGATGCGGTAACTAATGCAAATATCGCTGACGATGCAGTAAACACAGACCAGATAGTTGATGATGCGGTAACTGAGGATAAATTAGCGACTGCTGTAGTTGATAGACTTCCATTTGCATGGTGCTGTTTTGATGGTACGGCCACAGGGAGCAACCCTCCTGCTAACGGGTATAATGTGACATCTGTAGAGCGGAACAGTGCCGGTAAATACACTATTACATTCACTTCCGCCGCCGCCGATACTAATTATGGTGTTTTGGCTACTTGCTCAACTGGTGATAAAACGGCTGGTGTAAGCACACGAGCGACAAGCACGGTGCAAGTTTGGACTAGAGATGATAGCGCGGATACATACCTTGATGCCGCTTGGGTAACAGCATTAGTTTACGCTTAAAAAAGGAGATTGGATAATGTCGCTACCAGACCAAGAGCGCGAGGACGCTATGACAATAGGCAGACTGAAAGCAGAGAATGACCATAACAGGAATAACATCGAAACGCTTTTTAAAAAGTTTGACGAGCTGTCCGCTGAAATGCAACGATTGAAAGTAGACGTTATGGATAAAATGTCGTCACTGTCAAATAGGCTTGGAATGATTATAGGCGCGGCTACGATACTTGCTCCTTTTGTTTATAAAATTATCTCGAAACTAATGTAGGTTTTATATGGATCCTTTGACACTTTTAGCTTTATTCGGCCCTGCTATCAAAGACGGAACAATGGCTTTAATTAAAAAATGGACAGGTAGTGCTGCAGGACAGCCTTCTAATACAGCCGAGCTTATTCAACTAATGGAAGCCGAAACAAAGCAGTTAGAAGCCCGTATTAAAGCAGGTGATACTGAAGGATCAACATATCCTTGGGTTATTGCTATGATTAAACTGCAAAGACCTTTGGTTGTGTATTCATCATTTATTACATTCCTATTTATGTCAGCCTACAATCTAGGTAGCATTGATGCTCAAACTATGGTTGGTAATTTATGCTCTACTGTAGTGTTTTGGTTATTCGGTGAGCGTTATAATATGAAAACGGAGAATAAGTGAATATAACCAAACAGTTAAAACGCGATGAAGGGTTAAGGTTAAATGCGTACAAATGCACAGCAGGTGTTTGGACTATTGGATATGGGCATACAGGTAACGTACAAGAAGGCGATACTATTACTGAAGCAGAAGCAACTAAATTGCTTGAATGTGATATTGCTAAGTCTCTCTCTCAAGTATTACACCGTATTCCTTGGGCTAACAAACTTGATGAAGTAAGGTTTTATGTGCTTGTCAATATGTGCTTTAACTTGGGAATTGACGGGTTATTGAAGTTTAAGAATACGCTTAAATATGTAGAAGATGGCGACTACAAGCAATCTGCTATAAATATGCTTAACAGCCTATGGGCTAAACAGGTTAAAAATAGAGCAATTAGACTTGCTAAACAAATGGAAACTGGTGAATGGCAGTGATAGAATAGTAAAGCGAGGTTTATATCCTTTCCTCGCTTCACTACTAAGGGGCACAGGAAGTGCCCCGTTTTATTTGTGCTAGTTTTGATAGATTTACCGCTTTCGCTTTAAGACCACGCGGATTTGACCTATTGAATATATCTATTAATACTAGGGCAATATATTCTAGGCATCTACCCTTTTCAGATACCAGACTAGCGGCAGTACCCACACGGAAATGATGTGGTCGCCCTACAGTTTAAATATCATCATCAAACGGTAAATCTTCAGCTATAGTAGGACATGGCTCCATAACTGTATCTTCAGGTATCTCTGTAAAAGTAGCCTCTTCTGCTTCATCTTGCTTCGCTATAGCCGCTTTAATCTTACTAGCGGCACGAGTTTCGCCTTTTGGTGCTTCTGGTGTAGATGCTTCCTTATCACTGAAATCAAAACCCTGCGCTTCGTTATCGTGATTCATAGCAGACTCAAGATAAGTAGACTTAGGAGCATATTTCAATACATTCTTAATAGCGGTCTTACGCCAGAACTCGTCAAAATATAATCCAGACTTCGGATCATACTGAGAAGCGTTTTTAGTCTTGCCGGCAATCTTCATTACCTTGTCTTTCGGTAATATCCTGACGATATTCTCACCGCTTTTAAGTTTAACTAATCCCCATACACCTACAGGCTCGCCTCTATCACCGAACCAATCAGGCTCATGTAAAGGTACTTCATCCATACCTAAGCGATAGGTGAACTTGTCATTCTTGTAGATAACCTCAGCCGTAATGTTAGCAATCTCACCACTATTGCGAGCTAATTTAACAAGCCCTTGTGTCATAGGCATATAAGTAACATTGTTAGCAAATACAACCAATGCTGCTTCTCTACCATCTAATACAAGCCCATCAGATGCCGCCTTAACGCATGACGCAAACAGTGTGCGTCTATCAGCCTGAGCTAATTTATCTGCTTGTGGATGCGTTTGTATACCGTTTTTGGTAGTGCTTATAAACCGACTAACATCCATGTTGGGCGGTAACGCTTGCTTTAACTGACTATCCATTTTGTCAATAGTTTGGCATATCTCTTTTATAACTGATACTTGTTGGCTCATTGTATTATCCTTGCCGGAAACGGCGTTACGTTAGTTTGACCTTTTAATAATTCATGCACTATTGACTCTGCTTCTTCTATTGTTTTAGCAACGTGCATTTTATTAACACCTTCATTCATGGTTATGACATAACCGTTTTCGACTTGCATTATTAGGATATACATTATTTACCCCTTTTGGACGGCAAGAGGGGTTTCAACCAGATGTACATATTCGGTTGCTTCTTTTGTTTCAATTTTAAGACCTAGATGTGTTAGCACCTTCTCTAAAACATCTTTTACACTATGGTATTTACTATTATCCCTATAAAATGAAGTCCCTGGTAATAATTGGCTATTACTCCTATATTCTGTTATTAAATTGTCTTTTTGTAGAGTGACTACAGCTTTCTCTAATGCCACAATACGCTCTAGTGTACTATTCCAAGTATCTTTATTTACCCACATATTATTTATCCTCCTTAATTTCATACTCTACAAAAGATTGTTCCAATAACTTATTACATCCTATCTGCAAATTTATTGTTTGATTGTTTGATTCTGAAATTATCATACTAAGCAATTTCATAGCTGCATCTTTCACCTCATTTAAACCTTTAGTTGTGTTTTCTAAATAATCGATACCGAACTGTTTATTAAAAAAAAGAACATCATACCTTGTTATTTCAACTACTTCTTTAGTACTACAATAATCAATACCAACTGATTTTCTCATTATTAGTTTCATTTACCCTCCTTTATTGTCAATCTAAAGTTTCTAAACCCTTTACGACCACCATAAGTTTGACCAACCATCTCAGGTGTTATAACTGTTGGTGGGCTTTCTGCTGTCATACTAAGTGCTAGACTAATGCCGGGTGCTATTAATTTTGAAGCATCGCCTACTAAGTCTAATACCTCTGCTTTAATAGCCTTGCGTCTTGCGTCTACTTCCTTCTCGATTTTACCTTGTAGGTCATACTCTTTCAGTAAGCTAATGATATGCTCATTACCTGATACATCTAAAGTGTCACCACCTGCGTTTTGATGTAAGGCAATTACAAACTCAGCATCACGCGCAAAGTTAGGTTGTGGCTCTTTACCTGCTTCTACGTCAGCCCAAAATACCGTAACCGCTTCACATAATGCCTTGCCTATATCTGGGTCATATTGTCGTAAAATAGGCTTTGCTTCATTACCACCTACTAACGGGCATATCATAGTCCAGGTCATTCCGGCGACTTCCATTTGATGCTGTACTTGTACCTCGATATGGTCAGGTGCTTCTTCTTCAGTCCAGTTATTGCGATAGACCAAGCTATCTACGTTTTTGATTTCAAGAATACCTGTTCCGTGATCTAAAAACGCTTGCTGATATTTATTTGGCATTGGGTTATTATTGCTATCCATATCATACTGAGCTATACCTGTTATCATAAAATCAAAACTACTACCCATTCTCAATGTATCACTATGTCGGCAATATACCTTAAACGGCTCAACAGTAAGTCCATAATCTTCAGCAACGCCATGAGCAATAGCTGACTCAAGGCGATTACCCCAACGCATACGCTCACTAGGCTCAAAAGACTTAGCTTGACCTTGTTTATTGTGATACAACTCAAACTTGGTTACATACGGGCTAAGGTCAAATAATGCAGCAGACTCAGTGCTGCTAATATCTTGGCTTCTTAACTCTAGCCATTCCGCTTCGCTGGTATATTCGATGAATTTAGGCATATATCCTCCTGTAGTATTTATGTCATCTTAATCCTATGTTGTATTCTTGTCAACTGTGTTTATCTTGTCATCGGTATTATTTTAGATTACAATGAGCTATTAGTTAGGAGATTACCTTATGATGACACCCGCAGAAGTAGTTTTAGATAAGTTTGATATGACACCGCCAGAGTTTGCAGATGCTCTTGATTATAACCGTACTATTTGGCATCAATGGATGCGTAGAGGTGGACAAATACCTCAACCAGCACAGCAAAAAATACTAAAATTAGCTGAAAAGATGGGAGTTCATATTTCTGCTAGGGATTTGATTTTTGGGCGTCAGTAATGGATGCTAATATAAATCTTATGATTCTTATTGCGCTAATAATAATTATGGGTATTCTTTATAATGACCACAAATAAACCTCCCAGAAACTACGCTAAAGAAATATTACAATTAAAAACAAAACAAGAGCGCACCGAAGCGTTAAAAAGAGTGCCGGATAATCTCAAAGGATTAGTTAAAACTCATGTTGTTAATGCGTTTAAGAGGATGAAATGATGGGCACTTATATAGGTCGCTACATAATTTTTAATACTGAAAGAAAATTATGCCCAGTATGTGAGGATAACAAAAATAAAAAATGCAGGGTAATGACTTATTACGCTACAAATGAATATGGTGTAGATAACTGTATGAACTGTAGAATATCACCCAATAACATAGTAAATGTTCTAATTGGGGATCAAATAGAAGGTTATAACGGGGCGTGATACAACTCAGACCATACCAAAAACAACTGATAACAGACATACGCACTGCGTTAAAAAAAAACCGTTCTGTTTTGTGTCAGGCTCCTACGGGTGCAGGAAAGACTGCTTTAGCCGCTTACATGATTCTAAACGCAGCAAGCAAAGGTAAGATAGTTTACTTTATTTGTCACCGTGCTGAATTATTAGACCAAACCGCTAAAACATTCACTAAAGTTTGTATCAATTATTTCTCTTTCATAGCGTCAGGATACTCTTACGACGCTAGATGCCCTATTCAGATATGCTCAATGCAGACACTACAAAATAGATTAAATCACATTATTCCAGATTTGGTTATCCTTGATGAGTCGCATCACGTCGCAGCTAAAGGGTGGGCTAAGGTTAAACAACATTTTGGTAAATCTTTTTGGGTTGGACTATCAGCTACACCACAGCGATTAGATGGTAAAGGATTAGATGCCTACTTCAATTATATGGTTTGTGGGCCGACAGTAGAATGGTTGATCGCAAACGGTTATTTAAGCGACTATGACCTATACTGCCCAAATACACCCGATTTGACTGGTGTGCATATTAGAATGGGAGATTATGATAAAGGAGAATTAGATACTGCTGTCAAGAAGTCAAGCATTACAGGTGATATTATTAAGCACTGGAAGAAGTATGCTCAAGGTAAAAAAACACTTGGCTTTGCTCATTCAATCGAATACTCAAAGTTTCTAACTCAGCAGTTTTGTGACGCAGGTGTAAGAGCTACGCATTTAGATGGAAGCACTGAAGGTAGTCATCGCCGTGATGTGGCTAAAGCATTTGCTAACGGCGAGTACGATATTATCTTTAACGTAGACCTGTTTGGTGAAGGATACGATTTATCATCACAGGCTAATACCGATGTAACCGTAGATGCAATTATTCAAGCACGACCTACAAAGTCTGTAGCATTACATTTACAGCAGGTTGGTAGAGCATTAAGGCCTAAAGCAGATGGTAGCAAGGCTATCATATTAGACCATGCTGGTAACTGCCTAAGGCACGGATTACCTGATGATGTTAGAGAGTGGTCATTAGAAGGTAGTAAGCACAGAGATAAGAAAGAAGATAGTGAAGAAACCATCAACATAAGAGTCTGTAAAAGATGCTTTGCAGTACACAGGTTCGCTCCTATTTGCCCTTATTGTCATTATGAGTATGAAGTGAAAGCAAGGAAAATTATAGAGTCAGAAGGCGAGCTTGTGCAGATAGATAAAGAGGCTCTAAGGCGTAGACAAAAGCACGAACAGGCACAGGCAGGCAGTTTGGAGCAGTTAATAGAGCTAGGTAAACAACGCGGTTATAAATACCCGGCACAATGGGCGGCTAAGGTTTATAGTGCTAGGAGGGTTAGGAAGTGAGTGAAACAACCATCATGCGAAAATGCCTACTAACCCTAACAAAGTTTGGTCGCTACTTCAGAAACAATTCAGGTGTATTACAGGACAAAAACGGAACCTATGTTCACTATGGTTTATGTACAGGAAGTAGCGATATTATTGGGTGTACACCGATAGTGGTCACTAACAAAATGGTTGGTAAAACTGTTGGAGTATTTACAGCAATCGAAGTTAAATCAGACAAAGGAAAGCCGACTAAAGAGCAGTCATCCTTCATTGAAATGGTTAAAAATAATGGTGGTATATCTGGAATCGCACGTTCTGATAAAGAAAGTTTACAAATTATTCAAAATTATGTTGAAAGTATGAAAGATTAGTAATAGTATGTATTGCCCAATTCGGGATTAACAAATAAAAGGTAATTAATTATGAAAGTAAAATTAGCTGAAGCATTATTAAGACGCAAAGAATTGCAAGGTAAAGTTGATGTTCTTCAACATATAAAAGATCGTGATTTATTTGAATTACGAGCGCAACGTAAAGCGGTAAGCGATAGCCTTGATGATATTGTTGCTCAAGTACCTAAATTAACTGCAAGCCAAGTAACTGCTGAATTTGATTTTTATGCTAGGCAATTACGTTTAGTTGATGCTGCAATTCAGCAAGCTAACTGGACTTGTGAAGTAGAATTAACAGATGCAAATATGGGTGACTATACAGCATCTAAATCTTAATAAGTTAAACGAGTCGTATTATTGCGTTAGGGAAAGGCTTGCATCTTGCCTTAAAAGATAGATATTTCGAGATATCGTTGCGATGGTGGTAAACCACTAATTGATAGCTCAATTGGTAGAGCAACTGACTTTTAATCAGTTTGTCCTTGGTTCAAATCCAAGGCAAATGTTAGGAATTAATTCAGACTACTAGAACAGCTAACATATAACGCTCGCATGACCGACTGGGATAACAATAGTATTTTTAATATGTTATTTCCGAATAACCAAACCCTAGGATAGTACGACTCCTTTAAATTGTTTTGTAAAGGACAATAAAATGGAAAACTCTAACAAACTCAAACTCCTAATGATTCAGTATGATAAAACTCCCGAAGATATCGCGCTTATTTTAAACAGAAGCTTAGGTACTGTTTATCAATGGACCGCAAAGAGAGTAGTGCAACAAATCCCAGACCCGCTTTTAGAATTGCTTGAATTAAAATTAAAACAAGACAAGTAGTAATTATCCTATGGAAATTACTAACGGCATATATTCGGCCGAGGATGTTGCGTCTAAGCTATTAAAGTCATCTCGCTCAGGCACGGGCTGGTTAGCGTGTTGCCCTGCACATGATAATACTGATACTCCTGCCCTTTCAATAAACAATGGAGATAACGATAAAATACTCGTTAAATGCTTCGCTGGTTGTAAGCAAAACGATGTTATAAATGCCCTAAAATCAATGGGCGCATGGCCTGAATACAAACCAACACAATCAGAAGAAAAATTCAAAATAATCAAAGAATATCTATACACCGACGAGCATAGCAATATCGCTTATGTTGTCTGCCGGACTAATTCAAAACCGAGATTCATCCAAAAGCGACCACATGAAGATGGTAGCTGGATATGGGGTTTAGGCGAAGGAATGTATGTTAAAAATGTTATGGGAGATTGGAGTAAGCCTAAAAAAGCAGTTGAAAACTCCGTTTTTATTGACAGCCTAAAAACATTTTACCCTTATCGTATTACAAGCGGATTAGTAGATAAAAACAGATTAAAAGAAGGCATTTGTTTATGTGAGGGAGAGAAAGACGCTGATAACTTGGGTGTTTTAGGATTTATCACTACTACGTTTTCTGGCGGTGCAGGTGCATGGAAAAAAGAATATTTAAAATACTTTGAAGGTCGGAAAGTTTATATAATCAAAGACAACGATGATGCCGGAGAAGAGGGAGCTATTAAAAAAGCTGAAATTCTCCAAGATAAAGCACTGCTAGTTAAAATAATTAAGATGCCTCAAAACGGAAACATAAAAGTTAAAGATGTTTCAAACTGGCTTGAAAATGGAGGAACAAAAGAGCAATTTATAAAGCTAGTTAAAGAAACACCTGAATACCAGCATAGGGAAAAAGAAATAATACCTGCCGATTCAGTATTGGGTATAGCTCCTAATCAGTCTATTGATTCAAACGTAGGTTTTATTGAATGGGCGCATACAGGAGATAAAGGTAAACCTCTTTCGACGATTCAAAATACAGCTATATTGCTTAGGGCTTACAATATTAGTATTCGTTACAATGTTGTTAAGAAAGATATTGAGGTTTCTATTCCGGGAAGACAATGGTTAATTGATAATCACGCGAATTGTGCGCTTGCTGAAATATCATCACTTGCTGTACGGCATGGATTAGCCGAAGGGCGCGTTAAGCAATACTTAATAGCGATTGCAGATGCTTTCGCTTATAACCCGTTTGCTGACTGGATTAAAATTAAAGAATGGGATGGTATTAGCAGAATAGAAGAATTATTTAATACATTAGATTGTCAAGAAAATGAAGAATTTGGATTATTAATGCTTAAAAAATGGTTGATTGCCGGTATCGAAGCAAACTTCAATCATAACGGAGTATCCCGCGCACCAGTTTTAGTATTGCAAGGCTCACAATATCTAGGTAAAACAACGTGGTTTTGGTCTTTAATAAATGGCTCTAAAGAGTTTGGAAAAGAGTCATGCAGCTTAAATCCATCAGACAAAGATTCTGTTATGCAAGCAGTTAGTTATGCAATTTGTGAATTGGGAGAACTAGAAAGTATCTTCAAGCGTGCTGAAATGGGTGCGCTTAAAGCTTTTTTAAGCAAAGACTTCGATCAATTACGAAAACCATACGCAGAAACAGACAGCAAATATCCTCGTCGAACTATTTTTATGGCTACGGTAAATCAGAGAGAAGTTTTACATGATGAAACAGGAAATACACGTTTTTGGATGATCGAGTGCGGTACAGGATTAAATGGCAAACATGGTATAAATATGCAACAAGTATGGGCAGAAGCATTTAATTTATGGCAGTCTGGTACTCCATATTTAATGACCCGCGACGAAATTAAAGTATTAAATACCCATAATTTAGGATATACAACAATCAGTGTTGTTGAAGAATTAATCATTAAACGGTTTGATTTTGATGCGCGTAAAGAATTATGGATTGAAAGAACATCTACAGATATAATGATGATATGTGGTATACAAAGACCTAGTGCAAAAGATAGATCATCATGCGCTGCTGCGCTTTCTAAACTGTGTGGAGAGCCTATTTATAAGCATGGAAGCAGGGTATATAAAACACCACCATTAATGAATCCCACACAAGATAGATTTACTCATTGGGATGATGTTGAGAGTTGAACGGACTTTTATCATAACCTTTACGTTTAGCCTCTTTCTTTTTATTTTCAATACAGATTGATTCGATAGACTGCAACTCATTCTCTAATAACGTCAGTCCGTGCTCGTCAATCATGTGGTTGAATAACTTTTGGTATTTACTAGTCATCATTTTCAATCATCCAATTCCCATACGCATAATGTCCAGCCCATCCGTACATCCAAAATATCGGTTTACATTTTAAATACTGCGCCGGTACTAAATAAATAATTATCAGATAACAAATAAACCCGAATAGCATTTTAAAGAAGTTGGTCATATTTACTCCTGCTCTCTGATTACTTCTTCACATTCAATAGCAACCTTTTTATGTTCACTATCAATACATTCTGATGCAATATTCGCACAAATTTCCGCATCCTTTTCTTTCTGATATTCGATTGCGGCTTGCCATAATTCCCAATCAGCCTCACAAGTAATATGTTGATATTTGCCATCTTCCAAAATGGTATAATAATCATGTGCAATAACTCTATTTATTTTTTTGTGGGATATTTCAAACGCCTCTCTGCTATCCATCACTTAAGCTCCTTTATGCTTGTTATAAACAATACAACCATCTACATATATTTCAATTAACGATTCTGTTTCTTTAATCTCAACATGAACATACTTATTACCAAGTTGACACCATTTTGTAGTAAACGTATTTGTACCGTTTTTTTCAAAACATGGTAATGTATTAAATTGTTCCATAATCACCCCCTGCGCTCTAATTTATACATCACTTAATCTCCTTTGCGCTCAAAATTAGTACACTTAACTTGGTTCACAATATCTCTACCGTTTTTACCATTTCTTGCCGAATACAAAACTCGCATCTTTGAAAAATCCAAATGTGAGCAATCATCAAAAACATGGGCGCACGCTGAACACATGCTTCCTTTCGGGTAGTATTTGACAATCGTCTGCTCTACTCTATACCCAAGAATTTCAGTACCATCCTTCGGCGCACTCTCAATCGGCAACAAATCGTCTGCCCGGGTGTTCCATTTTTTAATTGCTTCTTCCAGCGTATCAAAACAACCAGTATTAATCCCGCACCCACCATATTTAATTGAGCAAGCTACACCAAATCCACCACTCCATTCGTCTTTAACCGGTATAATTTCATCAAAGCTACCTGCGAATAATTTATTTTTACCGCACGGACAAGGTTTTAATTCACTCATATCATTCCTCTCTTGCTTTTAACATCGCGTCTGCGTATTTGTACGATAATGATGCGCGTATTTCCAACTCGCTTCTGATTTTTGGTTTGTGAGATTCATTATGTGGATTTTTATATCTGTCTTGCGCCCGCTCAGTTTCTACTTGCTCATCAAGTATAGGCGCACGAATAGCAAAATAATCTCTTAAAGTCATTCCCGCATGACCACTAGTGCCTGTTTGTTCGTCTATCATTACATCATTTGCGCTTGGAAACGCTGGCATATTTTTATCCATATCATCCTCCTGTTAATTTATGCGGCTGGTGACTCGCGCATAAAATGCAATATCTATGCGGCTTTCAAGGGCATTAACAAGTCACCATGCGTATAAACTATCTACTAATTGGTGGCGGTGTTATCCATCACTTAATCTCCTGTTGTGCATTTGCAACCGAATTTTAATTTATCGTATTCGGATCGAGTAATTGTTAAAATTGAATATCCATCTACAGCCATTTGTCCAAGCAACTTAACATCATCTTCATCTAATCTATAAGAAACTGCGGCAAATACAACACGTGTACATTTACAAATAGAAACTGTTATTGATTCTTCTTTCATAATCACTCCTTGCGCTCTATGCGCTTACAAAATATCTCTCTTGGCGGTTTTGGTAAGGGCATCCAGTGGGTAGGGACACAACAAATAGTATCATCTTCGCCGTGTATATCAGCCCACACATCACCCACATCATCAACGTATCCAACAAACTGCCGTTTCTCGCTATCGTCAAATATCAAAATACTTTCAGCCTTCGGCGCACTCTCAATCGGCAACCAAACGTCTGCGCGTGTGTTCCACAAAGTTTTACACGTTGTTTTTAATATTCCATCCCATGTATATTCACCTTCCATATCAAAACCGCACTTATCGCAACGGATATAATCACAGTGATCTGCATTTTCTGGTTGTATGTGTACAGGTTTCTCACCACAAAACGGACAAGGCAATAATTCGCTCATATCCTCACCCCATCAATATCTACTTCATAACATGGTTTTGATACAGCTCTCGCTTTTACTTTTTCCGGAGAGTCACAGTTTGGGTGAATTGCTATCTCACTCTTTTTAATCGGACACGCTACAAACTTTGTTGCCCCCCTAAAAAACTCTCTAGCTTCTCTAGGTGATGCTGAAAAATGTAAACCTTTCCCACATGCCTGCTTACCACCATCCCAATCTAACGCCTCTGGTTTTGTTTTTGGTTTATAACAAGTTCCATACATCGACATATAATTATCATCAACTGCTTTATATAAAATCACACAATCTTTTACTTTTTTTGCTCCGTAAAAATCGCACCAGTCATCAATAGTTTTTATCTTTTTAGATTTAATCTGTATGCCGCCTTTGATTGACTTGCATTTACCTAAAATATGTATGATAACGGATGACGATGCTTTAATACTTAAAGCCGAGTAAAGACGGATAAAGACGTTTCCGCAAGCCCTCACTTGTGATGAACCGTAGGCCGTCACTTGTGATGAACCGTAGGCCGTCACTTGTGATGAATCGTAAGCCCTCACTTGTGATGAATCGTAAGCACTCACTTGTGATGAACAGCAGGCCGTCACTTGTGATGAACCGTAAGCCCTCACTTGTGATGAATCGCGAACTATAAAAAAACCAGCCAGCACAATTACCGTATTACCTTTTGCGGCTTCCCTATCGCATTCTTCTTGTGTAGTAACTTCTACTAATTCACTCATATCATTCCTCTCTTGCTTTTAACATCGCGTTTACAATCGCCCTAGATAATAATTCAAACTGCTCTTTGGTCATTTTCATTTCTTTCTCCTATTAAGTACAATTCTTTAAATTTATCTGTAATCTGATAAGTACGACTTTCCAATTTTATAATTTCACCTGATCCAACCAATTTATATAACATATTGTTATAACAAGTAGTTTTCATAATGCCTTTAAGTAGTTGAGTGCTAAATACTTCTCTACAGCCACCAGAATAATATAATTCGATGATTGCCGCTCTTAATCTGTCAATTTTTTTTAAATCAGGATGAACTTCTATAATAGGTGCTCTATTAATAAAATCAGGCATAGCATCTAACTGTTTTTGTAGATAATCTAAATCTGGGAAGCTATCTAAATAGTCAGACATAGCTGTAACTTTAGTGTCTAGCTCACTAACTCGTTTAAAAAGCGTATCAAAATCACTTTCTTGGTATTTCATGCTTCTTGAACCTCACCATCACAATAATATAAATTTACTTTTTCTCCGCAGCGTGTTTGATGATTTGTTAAAGTTACAAACAATCCACTATCATCGTGCTCCATATGGCTTTCAAAATAAATTGCTGCGTTCTCGATACCATCAAACTCTTCTACTTGCTCGTGTGTTAAATGAAACGCAAGATCACATCTCAAACCTGTTTTACCTTCTTCTGTAAGCTCTAATGTTGGGAAATCTTCAGAATCTTCATCACCAACCATGCTGTTACCAGTTTTTAGAAATCGTGATTCGTTAGTGCTTTTCATGTTCATCTCCTGTGATTAATTTAATAATCTGTTCACTATCAACTCCCAGAGCATTTGCCATAGCAAATACCCCTGCCATAATTCCATCGGTAAATGTATTTAACTTATCACCCTCTACATAAATTCCGTTCATTTTAGCAATACGTTCGATATTCCTATCGTCAATCACTGCGGTAATGGCCTTTTTTACATAGTCGCTATCAAGCATCGTGAGTACCTCCCCTAATAAATTCGTTTTTATCATCGCTTAAAATAAGATGTGACCATTTATAGTTAGTTAATCCGGCTTTTTTTGCAATAATTTCAATACGCGCTCTAGCAATTAAATATCTCTTAGTCAGTGATACATATACACCGTTATAATTAATGCCTTCAATCATTGTTAGAAAATCTCCCATGTTTCCTATTATCCCCTTATGTGTCAGTATTGCCAACAGTGTTAATTTTGTCATCATACGCCTTCATAGCTAAAGCCGAGTTTTGATAGATACGGGTTTGCCAGCGTTTTCCATTCATCTCCCATGCAGCATAATAACCATGCAGACATCCTAATTGACAGCATTCATGTATTTCCATGCTTCCCATGCTTCCCATGCTTTCAATGCTTTCCATTTTCCCCATGATATTACTCCTTCAATAGTTGATTATCTTATTAATTGGTAATAAACAAACGCACGGATAAGCCTTATAACCCTTCCATTTTTTTATTAACTGATTATGTGGGGCACAATCAAAATCAATTAAAAAAAATGATCCTGCTGCTGCTGTTTTTTTGGGGGTGGCTTCCTTTCGTTTTTTTGTCTGCTTGTTAATACACTCTCTGCAGATTGTTCGACGGCCACCATTAACACGCCCATCTAACCCAAAATCAAAATGCAGTTTAGGAACCTTACACCGTCTACATTTTTTTGTATCCACGTTATACCCCCATGCAATCATCACACTTCCAACCCTTAAAAGCTAACCCGCGTCTAGGCTTAAACTTTTGACAGCTTTCACAAAATCGCCGGTTTAAAATGACAAACGGAGCATGATAAAAACAAGCCTTTTCACGCTCTTTCATCAAATAATTACCACTCCAAGGGTCTGCTCGACCATTATTAAAATAGGTCATGGCGTATTAACCGCTATCAACTCTTTCATATCGTCAAAAGATAATTCAACTGTTGGGAATTTAAGACCGCAGAATTTACATTCTCTGCGTCTAAAAACCGCAGTTTTACCGAATCTTCTAATATATAAAGGCACTAATTCTTTTACTTTCACAGTTGACCTAGAATCAACTACCTTGGTATCTCGATGTAAACATTTCTTACCCATGATCCCTACCATCAAAACTGGACAGTTCATTAACTCACAAATGTAGCCTCGAAACAATCTGGGCTGACAAATCCATTCGCACTGTGTCGGCGATAGCGATTGTAGTCTACCTCAATATATTCAAAAATAGCTTCTCGTGTTTGTGCGCGATTTTTTAATGGCTCGCCCATAATTAATTCGACTTTTAACGAATGAAAAAAACTTTCAGCACAAGCATTGTCCCAGCAATCACCTTTGCGACTCATGCTTTGTTTGAGTGAGTGTTTTTCAATCAAGTTTCTAAACGCATGAGAAGCGTACTGACTGCCACGATCACTGTGAACAATGACATGGGTGGGAAACTTCCGACACCACAACGCCATGGTTAATGCATCACACACTAATTTTGCATCAATCGCTTCACCCATTGACCAACCCACTACTTTCCGCGAATACAAATCAATCATCATAGCCAAATATAACCAACCTTCAGTCGTTTGAAGATAGGTGATATCACTGACCCATTTTTGATTGGGTTGGTTAGCAAAAAAATCTCTTTCCAACAAATTCGGTGCAATCGGTTGCGTGTGATTACTGTCAGTAGTCACCTTAAATAATTTAGCGGCTTTCGGCACCAACCCTTGTCTTTTCATGCTGTTTCGTATGGTTTTGATGTTCAATTGATCACCTTGTTCTTCCAGTTGATAAAAAATTCGCTCAGCGCCATCACGACCTTTGCTATTCACAAACGCTTTCTTAACCACCTCATCAATGGCTTGCCGCTGTTGCTCACGCACCTTTATCTTCGGTAGATTACTTAACCAGTGGTAATACCCACTTCGCGATACTCGAAGCACACACGCCATCCTGCTAATGCAGAATACCGCGCAATGCACGAGCATAAAGTTGTAACGCTTTATTTTTGAAGCTTCGCGAAGTAGGTAGCCGCCTTTTTTAAGATTTCGAGCTCCTCCGCTTGCTCGGCTAACTGCCGTTTCAAACGGGCATTTTCGGTCGCTAAAATGGACTCTCTTTCACCACTGGGACGGTTCTTGTTAAGTGAGCTCCGCCAGTTATAGATTTGGCTACGGTAGATGCCCAGCTTCTCTGCCGCTTCGGCAACACCTATCCGATCAGCCAGCTTGAGTGCCTCATGCTTGAACTCATCGCTATGCCTTTTGTTCTTCTGTTTGGGTACTTGGTTATTCATGGTTTCACCTCTAAAGTCAGTTTACTTTGTTTTTAGGGTGTCCAGTTTTACTGGGAGGGATCATACTAAAACCCTCCACTAATAAGACACATAATCGAATAACCAAAAAGTGCGCCGAAAGCTATTGTGATGAGTAGTGAGCGCATTATTTAACCTCCATAAACTTGCCTTTATTGTTTATTTTATACCATGTATCTTCTTTAATCCCTTTTTCTCCAACATAAGCAACTGCTATTCTTAATCTGCCTTTTTCATCTTTGTAGCCTAGAGATAATGCAGAACCTTTATTACCTTTAACTTTTCCACCTAATCCAGCTATACAAGCAAATCCTTTGGTGTCACACGCTGCGCTACTGTAATCACCTGACGAAGCTGCGCTACTGTAATCACCTGACGAAGCTGCGCGACTGGAATAACCCGACGAAGCTGCGCTACTGGAATCACCTGACGAAGCTGCGCGACTGGAATCTCCCTACGAAGCAACGTTACTATAATCACCTTATGAATCTATTTTACTGAAATCTCCAGACAAAATTACGCCACTTACTTCTACTTTCGCATCTTTGTCAGTT